GCCGAGCACGTAGGGGTAGCCGCCGCCGGCTGAGTGCTTCTGGATGGACGATCCATCCGGGTGATGTCCGAGGTACATGTTCAGGTCTCCGGGTTGCATCGCGACGTTGCGATGAACGCAGTATCGGACAGTCTGACTGTCCTATCAAGCATTCCCGACAAAGATGCCGGGTTATTGCTTTACAATCTCGGTGCCGCACGTTGCGTCCGCGCAACAAGGTCTAAGGTCTCCCGGCGTTATAACCGCCGGATATGATGCGCGCTCCGAGCGCGCGTGGGGCAGCATATGCAGGGATACAGCACCGCACCCAGTCGCAACGCGTCAACCAATGCCGCCGCGCCGCAGGCGCGCCCGGCCACGCCAGCCCCGGCGTCGAAGCCGCCCGTGCGGCCGACCGGCGACTGCGCACTGAAGCCCGGCAAGGTCTGATGCCGGGCGACTACACGCACCTGAAGGCCGGCATCGCGGACAAGGTCGGCGACGTGCCGGCGCTCGCGCAGCGTTCGGCGTTTGACCTTGCCAGTGCGCCCGACGTAGACCGCAAGGCGGCCGCCGCCGGCAGGCTGACAGCCAAGGTCGCGCTGGCGCCCGTGGCCGACGTGCTGGCGCGCTACGGCTTCGATCCGGCCGAGGAACTGGCTCGCATCCTGACCGAGCGCGTCGTCGTGCTCGACAGCAGGGGCAACCCGGTGCTGGGCGAGGACGGCAAGCCCATCACGCGCACCGCGCTCGACCCGGTCGATCACGCGAAGCTCACGAGCGACTTGTTGCAGTACACGAGGCCGAAGCTCAAGGCGAGCGAGATCACGGTCAAGCCCGCCGAACTGACGCCCGAGCAGATCGACCGGCGGATCGAGGCCTTGCTCGCGAGGGCGGGTGGGGCGGCATCGTGACACGGCACGGGCGTGAGCGACGCAAGTCCTTGTCAGCACTCATGAATCGGCCCGGTGTTCGGTGCCTGCATGAGGCACGACAGGTTGTGGGCGGCCTGCTGGCGGTGCTCGCGGCAGGCGCGATCGCCACGCGCGCCGCGCTCGTCGATCGTGTCGCCGCTGCCGCCGACGCCCGGCGACGCTGGCACTGCGAGGTGCGCGAGGCGCGGAGCGCAGCGAGCGCGAAGCGCGAGGGGGGCGGGGGCCTGATGGGACCCATTGGAATCGACTAGGCCTTCGGCCCCCCGGCCACCCGCTCGCGGGTCCCCGCGCCCCCGCCCGGGTAAACGATCCTTCCGATCCACACAGCGAGCCGACTTTGAAAGTTACTTGTGACGCAACCTGACCTCTCTGCCCTGGAGGGCCTGTCGGTCGAGGACAAGCTCGAGCTGCTGGAGCTGCTGGAAATCCGCGACCGCAAGAAGCGGGAGAACTGGCTGCAGGGGTACCGCCCCTACGCCAAGCAGCGGGAGTTCCACGAGACCGGCGCCGTGGCGCGCGAGCGCCTGTTCATGGCCGCGAACCAAGGCCACCCGCTCGACCACAAGATCCTCACCCCGACAGGGTGGAGGGCGATCGGGGAGCTCAGACCAGGCGACGACGTCATCGCCGGCGACGGCAGCGTCTGCCAGGTTACCAAGGTCCACGACCTCGGGGTCAAGGACATCTACGAGGTGTCATTCGACGATGGCAACCTGAAGGTCCGGGTCACCGACGACCACCTCTGGGTGACTCGATCGGCGCAGCGCGGCTGGCAGACGCGCACGACACTCGAAGTCATGGGGCTGAAGCTGCGGCAATGGACGCCCGCCTGCGGCGCCGTGCAGTTTCCCGAGGCCAACCTGGCTGTCGACCCGTACTTGCTCGGGGTGCTGCTGGGCGACGGCAGCTTTACCCAGAACTCGGTCCAGGTGTCGAGCAACGACGAGTTCATCATCGAGCAGGTACGCGCCTTGGCCCCGGCCTCGTGTCGCGTCGTTCGTTCCGCGGGCGCTCACCGTAGTGACTGGCGGATCGTCACAGAGCATCAGGGCCGCGGAAGGCGCAACGATCTGCTCGACGCCTTGGACGAGCTTGGGCTGCGGGGCAAGCGCGGCGAGGACAAGCGCGTGCCCGAAAGGTACCTCTGGTCGTCCCCGAGTCAGCGGCTGGCGTTGCTGCAAGGCCTTATGGACGCGGACGGTTCCTCTGTCGCGAGGGGCGGGTCCGTGCGCTCGACGTTCTGGACAAGCTCGCCTGGGCTTGCGGAGGACGTCGCCTTCCTTGTCCGGTCGCTCGGGGGCAAAGCGCGCGTCGGCGCTCGCGGCCGCACGCAGTACAAGCACCCCCGAACGGGGGAGACCCGGCCGTGCCTGAAGGCGTACGCCGTTGATCTGCGGTTGCCAGACGGGCTGCCGCCGTTCAGGCTGCCGCGCAAGCTCCACAGGCCTGAGAGATCCAGGGAGCCGCGCACGCTCGACCACCGCTGGGACGGCGTCACCCCCGCCGGCAAAGCGCCGGCCAGGTGTATCACGATCGACCACCCCTCGGCGTTGTACGTCACCGAGGGGTTCGTTGTCACCCACAACTGCGGGAAGACCTACTCGGGCGCTGCCGAGGTGGCAATGCACGTCACGGGCCTCTACCCCGACTGGTGGACCGGCTACCGCTTCCGGCGCCCCACCCGCTGGATCGTCGGCTCCGAGTCGGCGGAGCTGACGCGCAAGGGCATTCAGCGGCTGCTGCTTGGGCCCCCCGAGAAGCGCGAGGAGTGGGGCACCGGGGCTATCCCGAAGAGCCACGTCAAGGGCTGGTCGATGAAGCCCGGCGTGCCCGACGCCGTCAGCTCGATCACCGTCAAGAACGAGTACGGCGGTGAGTCGGTCATCCAGTTCAACTCGTACGATCAGGGCCGCACGAAGTGGCAGGCCGACACCCTCGACGGGGTGTGGATGGACGAGGAGCCGCCGATCGACGTGTACTCCGAGGCGCTGACCCGGACGAACACCACGGGGGGCCCGCTGTTCATCACCTTCACCCCTCTGCTGGGCATGTCCGCGGTGGTCAAGAGGTTCCTCAAGGAGAAGCCCGCCGGCACCGCGGTGGTCTCTATGACGATCGACGACGTCGACCACTATACGCCGGAGCAGAAGGCGGCCATCGTGGCGGCGTACCCGGAGCACGAGCGCGAGGCGCGCGCCCGCGGCATCCCGATGATGGGCTCGGGCCAGGTGTTCCCGATCGCGGAGTCGGCGATCACCGTCCAGCCGTTCCAGATCCCGCCGCACTGGGCCCGCATCAACGGCATCGACTTCGGCATCGACCACCCGGCGGCGTTTGCCTGCCTGGCGCACGACCGCGACACCGACACGGTGTACCTCTACGACGGCTGGCGCATGAAGGGCAAGAGCGCGGCCGAGCAGGCGATGGTCGTCATGGCCAAGGGGCAGAGCAAAACCCCCTGGGCATGGCCGCATGACGGGCTCCAAAGAGACAAGGGCGCCGGCCAGGTGCTCTACAAGCAGTACGCCGGCTTCGGCATGAACATGCTCGCCGAGCGCGCGCAGTTCGAGCCCACGGCGGATGGCAAGGCGGGCGGCTTCTCGGTCGAGGCGGGCGTGAGCCTGATGTACGAGCGCATGCAGACGCGCAGGCTGCGTGTGTTCTCGACGGTGACCGACTTCTTCGAGGAGATGCGCCAGTACCACCGCAAGGACGGGGTGATCGTCAAGGAGGACGACGATTTGATTTCGGCGACTCGGTATGCTCTCATGATGCTTCGTCGTGCCCGGACGATGAACGAGATCGCCGAGGCCGAAGCGAAACCCGGCCTTCTGGCAGGCGCCTCCATGCCGGCCCCGTCCTTCGGGGTTCTGGACGAGCTTGCGGGCTACTGAGATGCACTCGATGGGGTGCCTACCCCCTAGCCTGCCGGGGGGCAATGGTGGCGCCGCGGCGGCCGGCGTTGCGCAGGTCGCCGCCACCTTTTTCAGGGCCTGAAACTTGGACGAACCGAAACGGGACGACTTCGAGGACAGTGACGCTGTCGCCGAGGAGCTGAGTCGAGCCGAGAAGCTCGAGACCCTCGGCCGTTCGCTTGCCGCCACGCGCGACAAGTGGATCCGCGCGCGCACGAACTCAGGCTGGGACCGTGAGGTCGAGAAGGACCTCGACGCGTACCACATGCGCGACTGGGCCACCCGGCATCACACGTCGCTCATGGAGAGCGTGGAGAGGGGCGGCGGCCTCGTTGGCGCACGGGACGTCAAGCCGACCCGATCGACGCTGTTTGTCGGCGTGACGCGCCAGCGTACGAACGCCGGCGAGGCTCGGTTCACCGAGATCGTCCTGCCCAACGACGACCAGAACTGGGCGATCAAGCCCACCCCGGACCCGGAGGGCGCGCGTGCGCTCGAGGACAATGGGGTGCTGGTCGACCCGACGACCGGCCAGCCGGTGCTGATCGACCCCGAGACGGGGGCTCGCACCGACGACCCGCAGGTCGGCCAGCCGATCGAGAAGCGCGAGATCGCCAAGGCCGCGCAGCGCGTGGCCAACGCCGCGGCGAAGGGCATGACCACCGAGATTTCGGACCAGCTGGTCGAGGGTGACTACCTGGGCGAGGTGCGCAAGGCGATCCACGACTCGGCTG